AAAGTCGGACTTCAGTCTTTGAAGTCTCTCGCAAGCGCCTTTCGATAAGGCTTCAGTTGAAGGTATAGTTTTATGGCCTTGAAAGTTGAACTCGAACTTGATGACGGCTCGTTCTCGTCTGGCATGTTGCGTGCGGGCGAGTCGCTCACTAAGTTCGAAAGCAAGGCCGGCAATGTCGTTACTTCCATCCGAAAGATGGAAGATAGCTCCAAGAGCTTTCTAAGCACGCTACGCGACGTAACCGTTGTTCTGGGGCTCACGCACCAGGCGCTCGGCATGGTCGAGACCGCGACGACGTCATGGGTTCGAGAGATTGTCGGCGTCAACGCCGAGTTCGAGCGCATGGTTACGATCATGAAGACGCTCTCGGTGGCGCAAGACCCGCTGAAGGAAGCGACCGAAAGCGTCACTCAGCTCCGGAACATGGCGAAAGACGCGCCGTTCTCTCTGAATGCCATTCATACCGCCTTTGTTCGACTGAACGCCGCTGGGCTCGACCCCATGGCTGGCGGTATGAAGGCGCTTGTTGACGCCGTCGCGGCCTTCGGTGGCGGCGATAGCGAACTAAACCGCGCTTCCTTGGCTATGCAGGAAATGGCCGGTAAGGGCGTCGTCCAGATGAAGGAGCTGCGTAATCAGCTCATGATGGCGATCCCCTCGGCCGCGAAGCTCATGGCGCGATCGGTCGGCGAGTCCTACGGCCAGATGATGTCGGATATTCACACCGGCACCGTTGACGCTAAGAGCACCATTCAAGCCTTGAATCTCGAGTTCGAGCGATCCTTTGGCGGCGCGGCCGTGCGCCAGATGCAGACCTTCAACGGTCAGATTGGCCGTACCGCGCTTCTGCTTCAAGATTTGGCGATCATCAACGTCGGCAAGCCGATGTCTGAGAGCGGTCTGCCGAACGCCAACGGCTTCTTCGAGGTTATTAAGAAGCAGGCGGTCGACTTTAACGAGTTTCTCGCCAGCGGCACCGCTAAGGGTCTGGGCGACACGCTCGGTCAGGATCTTACCGCTATCGTAAGCGATATCCGAAGCGCGATCGATTGGGTTGTAAAATTCAGAGAAGAGATCGTCGCGGCCGGCGAAGCGATGGCTATGGGATTTGGCGTAAAACTAGCGATCGGGGGTATTGGCGGTCTTATCGGCATACTAGGCAGCATCAAGACGGAACTGACGTTTATTAAAGCTCAGTGGACGACGGCGTTCGATGCTGTCGAGATTAACAGCGCCACCGCGGCGCTGAAGCGTCAGGCTGTGGCGGAGAGGGAGCTGCGAGAGGCACGACAGGCCGCCGGCACGGCTCACGTTCGCGCGGGTAACTCGCAGAGTGTCGCCGATGAGATGCGCCGGCTCGCCGATACGCAGCCCAGCGCCGGATCGCGCACCCTGATCGAGCAGAATGATCTGGAAGCTAAGCAGCTCAACGCCAAGAAGACGCTCAACTCCGAGATCGCTGCCGCAGAGCTCGCTAGTATGAAGACTGTCGAGGCGGCGAAACAGAATATCAAGGATCAGCGCGTCAGGGCGGATGCGGCCCAGGCTAGAGCCGATGAGCAGCCGCATTTGAGTGGCGGTGTGGCTCGCACTGAGCTTGCTCAGGCCAATCTAAACAAAGCCGCGACGAGAGCTCAGGAGGAGCTGCATCGCGATATGATCGAACTAACGAACGTTAAGCTTCAGGCTGAAGCTGACGCAATAGACCGCGTCACCGTCGCGCAGGTTCGGTACAACGAAGCGCTCCGTGTAGCGCGCGCGACTCCGGAAACCGTCGCGCGAACAGACTTTCAGCAGAATGAAGCGGAGTTGACCGCGATCAGGGCGCAGGCGACCGCGAAACGAGACGCCGTCGCCGCTAACGCGAGCGCGCTGGGTGTTGCAGCCGCCTCCGAGCGTCTGGCTGTAGCTGAAGCTGAGTCCGGAACCAGCGCCCTTGCTCGCAGCGGTAGGAACCTAATCGCCTTCTTGCCGGCGATCGCGACCGGCTTCATGGGGATCGCGGTCGCGGCTCCTATTGCGATGGCCGCGGTCGGTTTTCTCTCTGAATATTTCGACGTGTTTAATCATAAGGCGAAGGAGGCCTGGGAAAACCTAGAGCATTACGGCGCGGCGTCACGCGAAGCAGCTGAATCTGGCGACCCTTTTGTGAAGCAGCAGCAGGCGAAGCTCGATAGTCTTAGGAAAACGGCTGAGTGGTATCAGAACGCGAAGAACCAACAGTTTGGCACTCTTTCAGCTAATCCTGATGGAGAAGGCGATTCTAGGAGCTGGGAGCAGAAGCGCGCAGCCGCGAAGATCGATTACGCCGAACAGGAGAAAAAGATGTCGGATCTCCGTATTGAGGAGCGTAAGAACTACGCCGAAGGTGACAAGAACGACGCGAAGAAAAACGCCAAGCCTTACATCACGTCAATGGATGAGACGCAGATGAAGGAGGAGCGTGACTATAATCGTCAGGCTAATAAAGACGCAGACGAATACGGTGAAAAATACACCAAACTCGCCAACGAGAAAAAGTCTACGTCGCTTGCCCAGGCTGAATACGAACAGCTAGTGCATGATCGTAACATGAGTTACTACGACGAACAGATCACCGCGATCAAGGAAGAGGCCGCGCTATCAGCGAAGGTCGCTGAAACGGGAGACTTCAAGCAAAAGAACGCGAATATCGAAGTTCAGGCTGATGCGGAGAAGCGTATTCTTGACCTAAGACGTCAACAGTTACAGACGCAAAATCAAGTCATGGGTCTGCAAAAGAACGCCAAGCCTGTAGACGATAAGGCGCTGATTGAGAAGGCGCAGACCGAACTCGAGAAGCTCAAGGAGAGCATTGGCGGCTATAGCGCTGGTATTCGCGGCGCTGATTATGAGGCTGAGAGGCTCTATGAGACCTGGACGCGCATGGAGCGGGCCAATGGCGATAGCGAGTTCGTCCGTAACCTGATTCTGCAAATTAAAGAAGCTAAGAAAGAAGCCGATGATCTTAATAAGATCATGGAGGGCGATCACAAGCTCGACAAGGCGCTGGATGAAACTATCGACAAGCTGAAAGAAGGTATTTTTAAGGATAAATTCGGCAAGAATAGTGAGTCCGAGCAGCTTATGGAGCAGCTTCGGGAGGGTCACTTCGCGGGTCATGGCGGCGAGACCGTCGAGCAGCAGCGTCTAACCGCGCTGCGGCAGCAAATCATCTCCAATACTGAAACCGCGAAGACGTTTGGCGCGACGCTCGAACAGGCGATTGGCGGAACATTGGTCAGTAAGATCAATAATCTGAACGACGCGCTGCGGGGAACCGGCGACGCTATGAAAGGCGCTGGCGCTACATTTGCCGCCGCCGCTTCGCAGGGCGGTAATAACCCGCTTCTCGCGCTCCTTGGCGGCGCCAATGGTATCAACGTTCCGACAGGCAACCCGACGCTGAACGGCTCGATCATGGGCGGCGCCGAGCCTTCTCCGAATTGGGCCGATGGTATTCACTTTGGTAACGCGGGACCGGGCTCGGCGCAGACGAGCGCGAACGATAAGATCACCTCTGAAGTGAAAAACGCGCTTCAGGCGATGGAGGCTACGCTTGGCACGCTGACAGTTAACTCGACGACGGAGGGCGACCATGCGAAGAATTCCTTGCACTATAAGGGCCAGGCCGTAGATATCTCCACGTCAGGGATGACGGACGCTCAGTACACCGCGGCCGTCACCGCGGGCGTCATGGCCGGCTTTCGCGGCATCGGCATCTCGAACACCCATCTTCACCTGGATATGGAAGGCACGGCTGGCGATAAAGTGCGAGCTTTCGATGACGAAAAGAATTCGCATATCGTTCGCGCCGGTCGCAACTCCGATCAGTGGACGCAATATGCGAATTCGCTGCCGGTGGCGGCGCCATCCGTACCGACAGCGCCATCCGTACCGACAGCGCCATCCGTGTCTTCCGCTCTCAATCTATCGACTGATCAAGGTCTCAAGATGGGCCAGATCGGTACGCTAGAGGCGCAAAAGAAGATGGAGGACGCCAACCTCGCAATACGCGAGATGATGGATGAGTTTAAGAAGGTTTTCGGGCGTCGCGACTTTGAAGCCGATGGCGTGGGCACCAATCGCGCGAAGGCGCTTGAGAAAATTCACGACGGCGGTCTCGATTCGAGCGCTCATTCTATCGATCCGGCGAACCCCGCGTTCAAGGATTTTCTAGCTATGGCGGATAAAGCCGACGTGGCGGCGAAGGCGTATGCCGACCATGAGAAGCTTCAGTCGGCCGCTAAGGCGTCCTCGGAGAGCATGACGGAAAAGAGCCAGAAGATTAACGACGATCTGGCGAACCTCATGAGCGGGATCAAAAGCGGCGGCAAGGGCGTATCCGAAGCGTTAATTCGTCTGAGAGAGGATCTGGATAAGAACGTCGCCAAGCAGCGCGCGCTTTACAAGGATCCCAACGATCCGCATGTCGTCGCGGCGGAGAAGCTAAGAACCGACACCATGTCGAGCGGCGAGAGCCTCGACTCGGTGCAAAAGCTTGATGCGCTCAATAAGAAGGTTGAAGCCGCGAAGCAGGCCACGATGACGGAAGCCGAGCGCGACGCCGAGGTAATTAGTCTCGCTAAGGAAGGCTATGATCGGGACGTAGCTAACTTTCACGGGTCGCTCGAACAGAAGGCTGAATTTGAAGCCAAGGCTAATAAGGACTTAGCCTATCAGGAAGCCGCCCTGGCCGCTAAGAGCCCCATCGGCAAGGAGATGCAGGCTTGGGGCGATGTATCAAAGAACGTTCAGTCCGATATGGCTGGGGCGATGAGCTCGGCGCTCGATGGCGTGACCTCGATGATCATGACCCACCGCGCGAATTGGATGGGTATCGCGGATGGTATTGAAAAGAGCCTGCTGTCGACCGCGCTGAAGGGCGCCACATCTGGTCTCTTGGGCGGCACGGGACTGACCGGAATGTTCACCAGCGTCGCTGGCGGCGGCGCTAGTAAACTTGGCGGCGAGGCTCTTGGCGGCGGCGGTGGTAAGGGTGGCGTCGTGGGTCCGACCGGTCCAATGCAGCCTAGCGGCATTGGCGGCATCATGGGTTCGCTTGGCGCTATGTTTGGTATTCACCATAGCGGCGACATCGTTGGCGCCGCTGGCGTACCCACGCGCTTCGCGGCCTGGGAGGCTTTCCATGGAGCGCCTCGCTTCCACACGGGCGGCGTGATTGGTTCGGATGAAGTGCCGATCATCACTCAGAAGGGCGAAGGTGTTTTCACCAAAGCCCAGATGAAGGCGATGACGATCGGCGGCTCGGGTGGCGGTCACGCGATTAACGTGAACAACAACATCACGCTGAACGCCGCGGGCGGCTCCGCGGAACAGAACGCCGATCTCGCGCGTCAGGTGGGCGACCACGTCGAGCGCGTCGCGCGCGAAACGGTCGTCTCTGAGCTGATGAATCAGATGCGGCCCGGAAATATGCTCGCGCAATAACTGTGAATTAGGAATCTGACATGACGATGAACACCTTCAGCCCGGTTCCCGCGCCCTCGCCGGGAACCGATCGCAAGCCCAAGCCGAAGCTCCTAGAGACGGAGTTCGGCGACGGCTACACGCAAGCCTCGGCCGACGGTATCAACTGGATTCGGGATACCGTGAATCTGAGCTGGGAGACGCTGCTGCCGACCCAGGCTAACGCGATCGACGCCTTCTTCGTCGGTCAAGGCGGTTACATCCCATTTCTCTATACGATCTCCGATGAGACGACCGCGAAGCAATGGATCTGCAAGGTTTGGACGGTGAAGCGAGGTAGCGGCGGTATTCGATCGATGACGGCGACCCTGGTTCAGGATTTCAGCATAGGAAACTGATGGACGACACGTCATTATTGACTTATGATCGAGGTTCGGCCAGAAGGACGTCATGACCAATCTTATCGCAGCACAGAGAAGCTCGGCGCCAGGCGCTCTTGTCTCCTTGTTCAAATTGGATACGAGCCCGCTCGGTGGCCCTATCGCCTATTTCTCACAGAACACCATAGCCGGCGCGGCATCTGGCGTGACCTTCAATGGCATCTATTACACGCCAGTTGATGTCGAGTTCAAAGGCTTCGAAATCGTAGCCGGCGGCGGTCTGCCCACGCCCAAGATCAAGCTCGCCAACACCAACGGCATCTTTCAGGCGATGGTTAACACCTATGGCGATCTGGTCGGCTGCGACATTCAGCGCATACGCACCTTTTCTCAGTTTCTCGACGGGGCGCCCGAGGCCGATCCTACTGCCTACTATGGTCCCGATATGTTTCGGGTCGAGCGCAAGACCAATGAGAACCCGATATACATCGAATGGGAGCTCTCGGCCTCAATCGATAATCAGGGCGCTCAGATACCCGCGCGCATGGTCATTCGTGACACTTGCACCTGGCGCTATCGGGTTTGGAACCCGCTCTCCGCGAGCTTTGATTACTCGCTCGCGCAATGCCCCTACGTCGGGTCAACCTATGACGTCTACGACAACGTCACGACCGACAATACGAAAGATGACTGCGGGCGAAGCGTCAATTCCTGCAAGATTCGCTTTGGCTCGACGGCTGCGCTCCCTTTCGCTGGCTTCCCCGGCGTCGCGAGATTCCAATGATCCTGACGCCCCAGAACATCAAGGATCTGAACGCGCACGCGATACGTGAATTTCCGAAAGAATCTTGCGGGCTGATCGTTGATGGCGATTACATGCCTTGCTTCAACTACGCCTCAAAACCAGAGGAAGATTTTTCGATCTCCGGAGCGGTGCAGTCAAGCCTGATTATCGCAGGGAAAAAGATCGAAGCTGTCGTTCACTCGCATCCCAACGGCCCCTACTTCCCTTCGCAGCTCGATATGCAGGGCCAGATCGACACAGCGCTTCCCTGGGTGCTTGTCGCGACTGACGGGG